TGTCAAGTGTCGACCCCCAGGGCCCCGTGCACGATTTGGCCCATTGACGGCCGCGACGCAGCGGCTCAGGAGAATATGAGGCCGAGCGCGAACCCAATCCCGCCGAAGATCAGGGTGGCGGCCCAGAACGCGCCCCGGGCCCAGGCCTTGGCGTGCCCGATCCGGTTGTCCACCGTTACGATGTCGGACTCGGCCTGGTTCACCCGAGCGTGGAGCCCCGACGCCCGGGACTCGCACTTCCGGTCCTGCTCGCGGATCGCCTCGTGGAAAGATGTCCGGATATCTGCGGCCACCTCGATCTGCCGCTTGCGGGTGCGCTCGTTTTCCAGCACCACCAGCGTGGCCAACTGCTGATGCTCCGCGTCGTCGAACTTCGGAATCGGATGTTCATTGCTCATCGGCCCCTCCGAGAACGGCCTTTCTCAAGGCCGCGATCTGGTCCTGCACCCCTGCCTCGGACTGGACCGTTTCAAGTACCCAGGCCATGAACTGCTCCATGTTCTCGGCCTCACCCCCTGAATGGCGACGGATGGTCGCCACCACCTCCTCAGTCAAAAACCGCTGGTCGAGTTCCTTCAGCGCCTCGCGGCCGGCCTCGACCGATCGGATCGTTTCGAACAGTAACTGCACCTGCTTCGCGTGGTCCTGCGCCTTCTCGTCGATCTCCCTGATCTTGGGGCTGTACTGCTTCAGGGCCCACACCCCGACCTTGCCCCACGGACCCGGGACGAACCGAGCCGCCAGCAGACCGAGCCCGGCGACGGCCGCACCCAGCTTGGCCCAGAACCCGATGCGCTTGATCGTCGCCCGCAGCTTCGCCGCTTCCTCGCGGTACTCGTCAGCTCTGGGGATCACCTCCTGCACCGGAATCTGCGGTGGCGGCAACTCCTCCCCTACCATGGCCGCATGGATGTTATCCTTGACGCCAGCGGCGACAGTGCTCACGGGGGGAGTTGTGGCACTCTCGATGGCTTCGGCACCGGCCACGGCATTGGACGCGGCCTGCCTGCGCGCCAAGGAAACGGACGTACAGCCAGCTACTGCAAGGCAGAGGAGGAGAAGTAGGCGCCGCCGTTTCATTTCGTCGCCGTCTCGCCGCCGCTCTTGCCATCCGCGTACGACTGCCCAAGCACGTACACGCCAAACAGGCCAGCGACGATCATCGCCACATCCTGCGCAATGGCCTCATCGAGGCCCCACCGACACAACGCCGACGCCACCGCGCCGATGATGGCCGCCTTCACCTTCTTGCTCGCCAGCCACTTCTTGATGTTCGCCCACATGCCGCTCCTCCTTTCTCAGTTGATTTCCCAGACCGTCAAATCGCGAAATTTCGCGCTCCACACTCCACCGGCACCGGCTGTCTGGGCAGTCAGCGTGACCGTGGTCGACACGAAATGGTCGACCTGAAACCGCGATCGGATCCTGATGTAGCGTTCCGTGTCGGCGAATGGGGGAGCGAATGCTCGCGATTCCTGCAGGACGCCGTTCGACCGGATGCGTACCGTCACAGTACCTGCAGCTCCCGTGTTCATGTAGAAATCGCCGTCACAGTGAACATACGGCTGGGTTACCGTCCCGTTCTTCAGCGTGGCCGCCGCGATGACGACAGTCGCGAGCGTTGTCTCTGCCCCGCCGATACCCAGTATCCCGGTCTGATAGTCGGTTCCCTGATACAGCCGGAGATTCGCTCCGGTCACCGACGTGTCGTAAATGTGGCCCGGCGCTCCGTTGTTCACCCCTGCCGTGACGGTCCCTCCGCTCGTAACCGCGCGCGCGAGGTAAATCGAATTCGAGGGCGGCGTCCCGGACGTGTTCGAGACCAGCTGCACCGTCGTGACGTTGTTGCTTCCATCGAGAACGATCTGCATGAACACGTGATTGGTCGCGTTGTCGGTCAGCGTCACGTCGTTGGAGCTGTCCGTCACGATGCGGCGCCCTTTGATGATTCCAGAGCCAGCAGCTACGGGGATTCCCAGGTCGCCGTGCGTGGCCGGCACAGTCCAGCCGGACGACACGAACCCGTCCGACACGGCCTCGAAATAGGCGGCGTGGTAGAATTCCTGGCCACGCGAGCCCGCAAACTCGGCGGTTTCGACCTCGTTCTCGCTCGGGTAAACGGTGGAGTCTGACGTAACGTCTGTAGTGGCCATAATTTATGCCTCCGCGTAATCGTGTTTCCATGTGAGCGTCGCCGTGACCGCCACGGTTTTCGTGATCGTCGGCGACAGTAGCACTCGCGAAAGCATCACACCCCCAGAGGACGCGACGAATATCCCGCCCTCCCTCAAAGTGTAGCCGTTCGCGTCGTCCGTGTCGAGGTAGAGCTGGTAGATCATTCGCTGCCCGGTCGCACCGTTGCGCCGAGTGATCACGTTCCGAAACACCTCCGTACCCAACGCCGTGTCCGAAGTGGTCACGGCCGTGTTGTCGGTGCCTACGGCAATGTACATGGGAGCCAAGGATAGCCCGAGCATCACGTCACCGATCAGCTCCAAGCCCGTGTCCACCACCGTGTTGTGGCCGCAACTCACCTGCAGCAGCTTGCCGGTCGTCGCGCATCTCACCTCGGCGAGTACGTTCAGCCCCATCATGCCCTCGAAATCGTGATTTCCCACTCGATGGTCACGGTAACGTCGGCCGTCTTGGTGATCGCCGGGCTGACGAGAACGCGAGACAGTAGATTGCCGACAGAGAACTGATTGTTGAAAATCCCCGCCTCGCGAAGCGTCTCTCCGTTGGCGTCATCCTGTCCGAGGAACAGAATGTATTCCACCGTCTTGTCGTCGCGCCTCATGCTCGTGATCTCGTACCGCCCGACCTCGTTGTAGAGAGCCGTGTCGCCAGCAGCCGGCGCGGTCGCATCGTCACCGATCGCGATGTGCGACCAGTCGTGGTTCGCATTCCCCATCTGGTCGCGGACCGTGTCCAGCCCGTCGTCCGTGATCTTGTTGTGCACCGTCCATTGGCGCTTCAGCGCTCCGGTCTTTGCACAGCGCACCGTGAATCGTACATTGACGCCCAACCGCACGTCCTCCGAAAATGCCACGTCCATCATTGGTCGGGCGCTCCCCAAAATGACTTGTTCCACCAAGCGTAACCCCACCGCCATCCGGTGTACTCGTCAGTGTTGGCGTTGAACAAAGCATCTGCCTGTGTGTACGTTTCCGTGACCTCGATCCCCTCCGTGGACGCATTCAGAAGCTGAAGCGTCTCACCCTCGCGCAGGTTGAACACGCGCCCAGCATCCTGTAGCTTGCGAAAGAACCGCGCCCAGCCGCCGAGGTGTTCACCGGACAGCGCCTTGACCCGATACCGAAACGTGGAATGTGTCCCGTCAAATACCACCTCTTGCCACGTCACCGAGTCGATCAGGAACTGCTGCGCGTCAAGCGATGAGTGCCGGTCGGGTAGGTCAATGAACAGAAGCTGTCCAGGCATCAGCCCGTCGTTGTCGGTCACGATGTTGACCGTCACGGGCACCTCCGAGCCGAACCGTCGTAGCAGTCCCTCGGCCTTTTGCTCGGCGAACTCGCCAGACTCAATGGACCTGTCCGTTGCCACGTTCTCGTAGATGCCGGACCCACCCTCGACGGCCGCGCGTTCGGCGATCTGCGCCGCGTCCGTCCGCTGCGTGATGATCGGGTAGTACCCCCTGTAGGTCACAGCCAGCACGTCACCAGGGGATATCGGAGTGTCGGCGTCTTTTTGCGTGATCTCGCTACTCTCCGATTTCCAGTACCAGTCGAAGTCGGCCGGATCGTCCACGCCCCTGATACCGACTGTCTGCGAAGCCGCACCGCCACCCGTGTCAAGCGTGATGGTCGGCTCCTCTGCACACGGATACCCAAGCGTGAAAGTCTGCCCCTCATCGTCGCCAGTGAAGTTCTCAGTACGGCTCGTCGTCCGGTCATTGCCACCGCGAACGAGCTGCTTGTTCCTGTAATCCTTCCCGTGAACCTTCACGCCCAAGCTGATGTAGTTACTCGACCCATCGGAAATCGACCACGGTGCGTTGAACGTCGCGCGGTCGAAAAACTGCAAGTCCTTGTCCACGTCGATGTACCACGAAAACCCGATCAGGTCGGCAATCTCGCGGATGCAGTCCGACGCCTTGCGGTATGCGAACACCGCGCGCTCGATTTCGAGGCCGTCCTGGATGCCCGTCTGGCCGATGCTCTCGTCAGGCAAGTAGTTGTCGAGGATGTCCTTGACGACCTCCCCGGCCTTATAGCCGTCGTAAATCTTGGCCACGTTGAACCGGTCAAGAAGCTCGTCGTACGAAACGCACTCGACGTCCATGAACTTGATGGAGTCTTTCACCGGTTCGTTGTCGCTCACGTCCTTGACAACCCCCGCGAACACCTTGGTGGACCCCTGGTAGATTTCCACGTCCTCGCCGAACGGCGGCTCGTACGAGTAAGGCTGAGGGCCCTCCTCTTTCAACCTAAACTTGGCCGTCGTCCGCTGCTCAAGCCGCATGTTGACCTGGAGCGTGTTCACGATCAGGCGCGCCGTCTGGTCAACGCTGTCGATGTAGAGGGTCACCGTCTCGGCCATCGGTCACTCCGACTGTAGCCCAAGGTCGACCTCGATCACGTCGGGCATGTGCTCGACAACCGTCCGTGCCACCTCGCGCCCGTCAAGGTTCGTGATGATCGTTTGCTGCGTCGGCCCCATCATTCGGTTGGCCTTCTCCAGCGGCGCCACGACCTCCGGGCCCGCCTCACCGATCACAGCCAAGGTAGGCCGCGTCACAATGCCACCCTTTGCCAGCCCGGGAAGGCCGCCCCCAAGGGCAGCAGCGACAGCGCCACCGCCGCCAGCGGTGATCGCCGCCATCTTTCCGGCCACGGCCGGTGCGGTCAGGTTCGTGGGGAAGGGTGCCGCGGACATCGACGCCATCTGGTTTCGGAACGTCCGCGCCACTGCCGACCCGGCCTCTCCAGCCGCCTGAATCTTGGCCGACGTGATGCCCATTGCCGCCGCAATGCCGCGCTGAATCGCCATCTTGATCAGCGTCTGTATGACCATCTTGGCCACGTTGCGCAGCAGGTTAGACAACGCCTGCGCGAGCGACTTCCCGAATACGATGGTGTCGGCAATGGCCGCACCGATCCCGTCCGTGAACGTCTGGAAAACACTCGTCGACAGGTTTTGAAAGTCCTCCAGAACGGTCGTGGTGACTCCGGTCCACTCGGCAAATGATTCAACCTGCGCCCGAATTCCAGCGCGCACCATCTCCGTGACGCTAGTAACCGTCTCACCAAAGCCATGGAACTTCGACTGCACCATGTCGATCGCGGGCGCCACCAAACCGAGCAACGTCTCGGTCGCACCGGACAACGCCGAACTCACGTCCTCGCCGGGCTTCAATCCGATGCCAAGTTGAGGGAGAACCTTCAGCGGGTTCCATGCCTCTTCGACCTTCTTCACGCCCTCGGTTGTGGTGTCGGCGTAATCGTCGAAACTCTGCGCGAGCTTCTTGTTCAGGTAAACCAGTCGTGCCTCTGCGCGCTCGATCGTCCGCTCGCCGATCAGGTCAATCGGATTCGCGCCAAAGAATTCCAGAACACTGTTATACATGCCCAACATGTCGTTGAGCACGCCGGTCAGTTTTCCGACGAGCCACAGCTCGGCCTCTGTGATTAGCTTCTCAAAGAACGCAACGATTTGCCCAGTCCAGAACCCCATGAACTGGAGCACCTTTTTCCCGACGCCGACAATCGCGGCCTCGATCTCGTCCCATGCTGTTACGACTCCGGCAATGGCCGTCGTAATAAGGGTTAGCCCTGCCACCACAAGCCCAATCGGCGAAATCAAAAGCCCGATACCAAGCAGCACCGGCCCTATCGCGGCGGCCACCGCGGCCATCACGATCGCTACCTTTTTCGTCACCGGGTCAAGGTTCTTGAACCACTTCACCACATCCTGAATGCCGGATATCAGATCGGACGTCAGCTGCTTCAGGTCGAACGTTTCCACAAGCTCGTCGCCGATTGCCGCCAGCGCCAAAATCACGTTGTCCTTGAGCGTTGAAAACAGGCCGGCCAAGGTCTTCGACTGCTTTTCCATCTGGTTTGCGAACACGCCGCCCTCACCGGTTAGCTGCTCGAACGACTCCACCATCAGGTCGAAGCTGATCTTGCTCTTGCTGGCCAGGTCGAAAATTTCCTGCTTCGTGACGCCCAGCCGCTCGGCCAGCGTGTCAATGATCGGCACACCGCGCTCGGACAGTTGCAGTAGTTCCTCGGTCATCAGCTTGCCCTTGGCGCGCGCCTTGCCGAAAATCTGCGCCATGTCCGTCAGCGGGACGTTTGCGCCAGCCGCGATATCGCCGAGTAGCCCGAGGGTGTCCACGAGGTCGTCTGACTGCACGCCAAACGCCAGCAGCTGTTTCGCCGACGCACCAACGCCCTCCATCTGAAACGGAGTGCGGGCCGTGAAGTCGGTCAGGTCCTTGACGATCTGTGCCGCCTTCTGTGCGCTCCCCGTCATCGACTCGAAAGCAACCTTCAGCGTTTCGAGGTCAGCGGACGCCTTGAGCGCGAAGCCCCCAAGCGCCGCAAGGGGGGCCGACACCTTCAGCGTCAGGCCCTTTCCGACGTCGCGCATTTTCTTTGAGAAGCCGCTCAGGTTCTTGGCAGCCTGAGACAGCCCCTTCTGGAAGTCGCTCAGGTCAATGCCAAGCTCAACAAAGATGGACTCAACCTTGATCGCCACGTGATTCCTTCCGCCTCTTGGCGTGGCCCTTCAGCCGGGCCCTCAGTAGTTCCTTTTCCACCGTGGAAATCCCCGCGAACGTCTGCCGCTCACCACTCCCGGCCTGGCGCCGACGCCTCTTGCCGTCCTTGCGGATGCCGAACGACTCCAGGACCGCTTTGAAGGCCGCCTGTTGCCTCTTGGAGTGCACCGATTTCAGGTGGGCGGTGGATAGGGCCAGCATCGCCACGCGGTCGTCTTGGGCCTCCTGCGCGCCCTGAATGGCCGCTGTGGCCTCCCCCACGGTCATGGCGTAGAATTCGGCGGGCGTGTAGCTCAACCTGCCCAGCATCACCGGCAGCATCTCCTCAATCCACGTCTGGATGCTTCTCAGTCGCCCTCCGGCTCCTCGTCCGCCTCCATCTCGTTTCCCTCGGCGCCCGCTTCCGACTCCGGCTCCTCGGCCTCCTCAGCAGGCGCCTCGTCAGCCTTGGCCTTCATGGCCTTGAACAGTCCCGAGGACATAAGCGCTGTCAGGAGGCCCTCCATCACCGAGTCAACAACGTCGTCCTCCAGCGCCCGCTCGATGATGTCACCGGCAAGCATCGTGGTCGCACGACGGTTGTATTTCTTCATGCCAGCAAACAGCAGCACGCGCACCAGGTCCAGCCGCATCCGCTTGTCCTGCACCAGTTCCTGAAGCTCAGTCACCACCGTGGCCAGGTCAGACTGAAGTTCCCTCTCGATGTCGCACAGCGCGTTCATGTCGAACCGCAGCTTGTACTTGTTCCCCCCGACCTCGATCACATTCGCGCCAGCGGCCATCGTCATCTCCTTAAAAAGTGGGGGCGACCACCCGGCCGCCCCCGATGGTACGCGCTACGTGACGGTGCCATCGCTCAGGGTCAGCGACCCCTGCATTTCGACCGAGACGGCCATCACGTCATCGTTCGGCGACGACAGCTCCCAGCTGGTGATGTAGCACCCACCGGACAGCTCCCGCTCGCCGGACGAATCGTACGGCCGAAGCTCAAAATCGAACTTGGCGCCGTCCAGCACACGGTCGATCAGCACCTCCTGTGCCGCATCTCCCGTGATGTACAGCTGCTCCGCGCTCATCGTGAACGACCTGCGTCCAGTGATGAAAGCGCGCCAGCCAGAATCGTCGTGGCTGGTCGACTCGAAAGCGTCGTGCGAAATGGAAATCGAGACCTCGCGAATATCCGCGACCTTGGTCTGCGTCCCGCCCACATCGACGTAAAGGATACCATTGAAACCAGCGATTGCGTTCTCAGACATGTGTCACCCCCTACACGCGGTACCGGAAGGCACCAATGGTCATGGTGCCAGCCGAAAAGGTGACGAGAGCATACCCGGCATTGTCGCCCGTTTTTTGACGAAATGCCGCCGGCCTGCTCGGGTACAGGTAGCCGATCTCTCCCGAGTCCAGGGTCACCGTGATGTCCCCGGTACGCTCGTTCAAATCGGCAACGCTGTTGAGGGTGGCCGTTACCGCAGCGCCACTCGATTCCACGACAATGATGGTCTTGTCGTCAATGAGAATCTTGTTGCCGTTGGTGTCGTCCACCGCGGTCATCGTCAGCTCGTCCCCGCCAAACAGCGAGCCGGTCTGAGCTGTGATGGTCGTTCCCGCAGCCATGTTTGCCTCCTTGGTTACACCGTATCGTGCAAGCCGATACGATAACGCAGGGCGATGCGGTACAGCTTCCTGTCCTCATCGTCCATTTCCACGGTCCTTGCGGACCCAATAAACCAGCTCGCGATGAAGTCGTGGTCACCAACGCTGATACCAGTCACGTCGCCCAGCAGTCGGTTTACCTCCTCGGCAATGTCGAGGGCTTCGTAGTTGCCCTCATAGTCAGACCAGATGTTCACCTCAAGAGCCAGCATCTGCCCAAAACGCGAATGCGTTCGAAACGAACTCGAACTGATGTCCCCGATCGTGATGTAGGGAAGCGCCTCGTTCTGCGGTACGTCGTCGTAGATGCCCTGCACGCGGTCAGTCACTTCGGTGTCGCCGGTCAGCAGCGTACGGACCGCCTTCTGTACCTCCCAATCAGCGAGCTTCGCCGTGGCCATCACTTACCCCTTGCGCTTTTCTTCACGGCCACCTCGATCCCCTCAAGGTATTTCGGCAGCTCCTCCTCATACGCTGGAGTCAGGTACGGCTGCGCGGCCATTCCGGCCTTCTGCCCGTGCCTGTATCCGCCCGGCAGCTTCGGGTGCGGATGCCCGGCACCTCTACGTCCAGTGCCGAACTCCACGAATGCCCCGTATCGGACCGTGGGCCCGATCTGCGCAGCAAGCCCGCGAAAGAACTCCTTGACCTGGATGGACGCCTTCAAGAGCCCATAAGAGCGCCCTGTGCCCTCAAGTCCGCCATCGAAATTGGCCTTGCGCTTGGCCTCCCTCTGGATGTTGATGGCGCTCTCGTTGACCTGAGAGCGCACACGGGCACCCGTGAGACGGTCCATGAGCTTCAGCTTCTTGGCGACCGTCGTCGCCCCTCGTACCCGTAGCGTTATCCGATCACCCATCGTACGGCACCTCGCGGCAACGTAGTCTCACCAGCGCCCCTCGCTCGGCCGGTCGTGCCACTGCAAGCACCTCAAACCGACGACTCGTGTCGAAGCTGATTCGGCACTCCACAAGGTTCAGCGCCTGAACCTCCGACGAGTCGCGGATCAGCACGTCGTGGGTAACCGTCCCCCGCACCTGCTCGCCCTCAAACACCTCGTTCCTACTCGCTGGCCGAATGTCGGCCCACACCGTGAACTCGGTATGCTCCACCACGGCGCGACCGCCGCCAGCGTCCGGCGTCTTGGTCAACGTCAGGAACGTGATCCGGTGCCGAAGCTCGCCCGGCCTGAGTGTCACATCTCGGATGCTCATATGTTCGGCACCCTGTAGCTGTTGAGGATCGCACGCGATGCGTACGGCACCTGCTCGCTCATGGTCGCGTTGAAGTCAGCGTCCAGTCTGTGCTGGTACATCTCGTTGAAAATCAGCTTCACGGCCGTCTTGACGTCATCCGGCACGTTGTCCGCGCTCGCTCCCCACCCGCACTTCCACACGATCTTGATGCCGTCAGCGGCCCGTAGGTCGCTCGGCCACACGTTATCCTTGCGCAGTGTCACACGCCCCGGAAGGCTGTTCGTGCTGATGATGTAGTTGTCCGAGCTGAACGTCGTTTCCGTGTCGTCCTCGTCGAACGAGCTAATCGCAAAGCTCGTGCTCTGAAGGTACGGCCTCGGAAGCTCGATGTAGTCCGTATCCGGGTACGTGTCGAGGTACATGGTCCAGGTCTGTGTGATGAAGGCGCGATTCGAGTAGTCCTCGGCAGCGCGCCTCGCCGCCGTGATCAGGCTGGTGACGAGAGCATCATCATCTGACGTGTCGATCCGCGCATAGAGCTTGACCTGTGCGCTCGTGATCGGCTCCACGGTCGCGTCAGTGGTCCTACGCGCGCGATGGGCATTATCCCAGCCCACAGCACGCTTAGAACCAGACAGCCCATCGCCAGCGCCCCAGATCGTATCCTTGTAGCTCATCACGGCCTCCGAAAAGGCCGAGGGGGCCGAAGCCCCCCCGGCAAGTAACTCACCCTCAGGTCGTCACCTGAGTGCTCTTGGGCAGGTGGCGCGCATCGCCCAGCAGGGCAACGCCACCCAAATACGCGCCGCTCGACGTGTTGGTCGAGACAATCTGCATCCGCACCCACTTCTTGGTGCCGATGTAGCCGATCTTGCCGATCGTGTCGTCGTCCGTGTCCGCGTCGAACGTCGCGCCCGCCTCGGTGCCGATCATGTCGGCAGCGGCCACGTTCGAGTACGTGTCCGGCGAACCGGCCCCGTCGTCGTCAGCCTCCTGAATGTTCGGCGCGTAGTCGCCGTCGGTCAGGGTGCCGATGAACAGCAGAAATTCCACGCTCTCAAAACCGCTTCTGTCGATGTCCTCACCACTGGTCGTGGTGTCCGTCGCGATCTGCTGAATCTTCAGCGCCACGTTGGCCTGGACATTGTCGTGAAGGTCTTTCACCGCCATTCGTTATCTCCTTTCATCATGCGGCAAAGGTGATGGCCGCAGACGCCACCAGCTCGCCATTCGGCAGCACCAGGATCATGTACCACGTTGCCGCTCCCGACTCCGTGATGTCCAGATCGATGTTGCCGTCCGATTCGCAGGTCAGCATCCACGCCTTGCTCGTGACCACCGGAATGGCCAGACCATCCGTGCCCACGGCCACACCGCCGTCCGGCGCCGACGCGGCGATCGAGTCGCCGTTGGCATCGTCCGACAGATAGGCAAACAGACACGCCCGCTCGGCCAGGTCACCGCCGGCGGCATCCTCGATCTGGAAACCGCAGTTGATGACGTTGGCCGCTTCCGCTCCGATCGTGTACGTGCAGCCAGCCGCTTTCCCGTCAACGGTATTCAGCTCGGCCGCAGTCGACGTCACCGCTACCGTGGACCCCGAAGCTCCGAGCTTCAGGCTGGCCGTGTTGACCTCATCCACGTGCTTGTTCGCGTCCAGCACCACCGCCTGGCTCGCCGCGGCCGTTCCAGCCGTGACCGAGTTCAGGTAGCGTTCACTGTCCACGTAGCCGCCGATGTCGAAATACACCTCTCCCACGGTCGCGCTCTTGACCTTGACCACGCCAACCTTGATGCGGTCGTCATCGGCCGCAGTCGGGGCAGTGTCGGTGAACGCTCCGGCCGTGCCGCTCTCGTAGAGCTGGTCCCCGACCGTATAGGAGTTGGTGTTCAGCCCGGTGACGACGCACTTGTCGTCCACCGTGCCCGTGGCGTTGTTGGCAATCGCCGCCGTCACCACGTATTGCGCCTTCTTGGTGCCGTCGTCCGCGTCGGACTTCGTGACCGTAGGGGCATCGAGCGTCGCGTCGTACCCGCTGATATATACCAGCGTGCCCTTGGTCAGCTCCGCCCCGGTCTTGTTCGCCACCGTCAGGATACTTGACACGGCGTTCAGCTGGGCAGCCGATGCCGTGACCTGCACCCCGGCGATCTTGAAAGCACCTCCGGACTCGATGTCCAGGTCGCCACCCGATACCACATCGAGGCTGCCCCCGATGACCGTCCGGGCTCCGCCCTGTTCCAGATAGTTGGAGGTATTCGCCATCAGTTCACCCCCTTACGTCGAGCACTTCTGCTTGGCGATCGCCTCGGCCAGAACGACCTGGCCACCAACACGCTTGGTCGTGTACATCTCGACGTTCGGCTTGTTCGTGTACGGGTCACGATTCAGCCGGATGTCGGTACGGTCCACGATCACATACCCGGCACGGATGTCGCCGAACACTACCGGGTAGGCGTCGGACGCAATGGCGGGCATGTCCACGGCCTCGTACACCGGGCGCCCGAGGATCATGTCCGGGGAACCCTGCGCCAGACCGGGCTGCCACAGGTACTGGCCGGCGCCGTCCTTGAGACGACGGATACGGCCCACCGTGGCGCGCTTGGCCAGCCAAGAACCGTTCTTGGCGTACGGATCGGCCACGCCCTCGTAGTACAGCTGGATGAGGCCGTCGGCCGTCAGGTCAGAAGCCGCACCGCTGTTCACCGAGGTGACGTTCGAGTCCGTCAGGATGCCTTCCGGCTGATTCACGCCGGAACCGGTGACGAACGCGGTGCCCTCGCTCACGCCGAAGCGAATCCCGAGGCGGTCCATCACGTACGCTTCCATGTCAAACTGCGCGTCGTCGATCATCTTCTGGGTCACGAACGGGTTGGCGTACATCTCGTGAGTGGGCACCACCTCCATCTTGAAGGTGCCGGCCGTTGTCTCACTACGCGACCCGCGCTCACCGACCCAGCTCGCCGAAAAGTCCGTGGACCCCTCGACCGGAATCTCGACTGCGTCGCCCGTGGAAATCGAGTACACCGTTGCCAGCTGGCGAATCGGCGACATCTCGATCAGCTTCCGCACGAGCGGTTTCCGCGTGGCGGGGTTCATCACGTACCCACCGTTCGGGTCTTTGTCGGTTTGCAGCGCCTTGGCGCTTTCCGGCGACATACGGTCGCCCTTGCGCGCGAAGTCCCAGAACGCGGACTTTCTCTCAGCATCGTCCTGCGACAGCTCGTGGCCATCGGCCCCATGCTGAGCCGGACGCTTCAGCTTCACCTGAAGCTCCTCGATCTGGCCGTTAAGCCGCTCCAGATGCTCGCGCGTCTGGCCCAGCTCGGCGCCCTTCTCCTCGACCTGCTTTTCAAGCTTTTCGTTCACCTCTTTGAACTGCTCGAATGCGCGACCGAGTTCCTCAATGGTCTTGATTTCATCCATTGGTTATCTCCCGCTTCTCCTTCAGAAACGCATTGACCCGGCCCAGCAAATCCTGGGCCGCCTTCTCCTGCTCGCCGCCGTCGTCTTCGCTATCGCCATCACCAGAGGGACCGGGCTCGGCAGGCGGGTGGGGATCGTCACCTTCCCCCGGCCCGTCTGTGGCCTTGATCCTCTTGTGCAGCGCCGTAAGTGACTGCGCAGCGTGATCCAGCAGCTCAAGGTCCACACAGCCGGCAGGATCGTCGGACTGCTTGATGACCTCGGCCACACCGATGATTTCCACCAGCTTCTCGGCCACGATGCCGCCCTTGTCCCAGGGGGCCGTCATGTCGAGCTTCTTATAGTACCGGCTCAGGTGCGAGCGCACCCGGGCCATGTCCGATTCTGGAATGTCGACGCCACCACGTGCGCCCTGCACTGCCGCAGCCGCGGCGAACACGCCCTTGGGCACAGCCGTAAGCGTGCCGTCGATCACGTCAGTAATGGGCAGCTTGTAGGCAGCGAGCGTGTCGGCTGCCTCCCGGTCGTACCATACGAACCCACGCTGATACTTGCGCTGCACCGACGCCTCGTCCAGGTCGTCGCCAGCCCATGCCAGCACGCGCTTCTTTGCCGCGGCCGAATCCCATTCCCGGGCCGTGTCGGCCAGAGGAAGGTCTTGGTATGGCACCACCGACTTGACCGACGTCACGAGAGCAAGCTCGTTTGCGGGAAAGGACACGACCGACCCTTCCCACAGCTTCACCTCTTTCAGCAGACGGACGCCCTTATCGAGCAGCCACTTGACCGAATCGAAGCCGATCGACAGCCCGTTGAGAATGCTCTTCTTCAGGTTCGAGTGCACCTCCTGCGCCAGCGGAAGGTCCAGGTTTAGCTCGGCGTCGATCAGTAGCCCGTGGCCGTCCTCCTTGCCGGTGAACTTGCCAATGGGCTTGTCGTAGTCGTGCTGATAAAACAGCGTGAACTGCTTGCGCTCGCGCAGCGTCTTCTTGAACGCTCCCTTTTTAATCGCGTCCCCCCACGAGTCCACGTTGTCGAACACGGCCAGATAGCCCGTAAACGATCCGTCCTCCGAGATGTCTTCCTGCTTGATTTCGATGTGCAGGTTCTCGTTGCGCTTCGGCTCCATTCCTATCTCCTCACCCTGTAGCCCTCTGTGCATCGACAGTTGACCGTGTTGCCGGCCGATGCGCCCTTGCTTGAATCTCCCGGGAACATCATCTGCTGGCCGCTCACGGTGTACGGCTCGTCGATGTCCACGCTGCTGATCGTTGATTCGCGGTGGTCAAACTCGTCGCCCGGCTCAAGCCCGCGCACCCGGCCGTCCTTGGTGCTGATCCATTCCTTGTCAAGCGGCATTCCGACCGCCTTGGCGCCGAGCTGACTGCCAAGATTCGACGCCGCGATCGTCTCGGTGCGCGCGATCACGGCCGAGCGGTTCGGAATGATCTGCTCCAAGTACAGGCCGTCGACCTGGCGCTTGATTTCGGCAGCGCCCAAGCCCTCGTCGATGCCGTTCTGAATGATACGCGCGATCTGCTTCCGCGTCGTGTCGAGTACCCCCGTCACCCTCGCCGCAAGGTTGGAGTTGACGTACTCGGCAATCTGGGCGCCCCAAATGGCCCTCGCGCCCTCCAGGTCGTCCTGCTTGACCTCGCGTGCCCCGGCCTGACGCTTGAGGCCGCGGAACACGTCGGTGGCCAGGTTGTCTGCCACAGGCCCGTAGATGCCCTTCTCGTACATCTCGGTCCACGAAGGGGCATTGCCTACCACCGCATTCGCCGCGGCGTCCTCGAGCAGCTCAGGGGCCTTCACAGAGGCCATGGCGGCCTTGACCTTCCGCCGCTCGCCGTCGAACGTGCTCTCGACCTTTGACTGCACCTGCTTGGCCAGCAGCTCGCGTCGCCGGTCCATCGTTTTCCAGTGCTGGGCCTTCTGCTCCTCGGTGTCAAGGCCGAACGCCAGGACCGACTCCAAATCGTCGGATTTCCCGACATCCGGCCCGGGCCCACGCTTCGATGCTTGATCGGCCGTGCTCCCGCCTGAACCCACCACGAAATCAATGGGCACAACGTTCATCGGCACTAGAATCTCGTCGCCCTCAGGCCCGATGTCCTCCAAGCCCACCAGGGCCCGCTTCTCGTTCGTCGTGAGGAACGTCGACTGCTGCGCCCTCTGCCACTTGCTGTCGCGGTCCTCGCGCAGCGCCGGAACCTGCTCCAAGTCGAGGTCGAGATAGAGGTCTGGCCCGAAGTCCGGCGTCAGCCACATGTTCAGCTCGTCGCGCAGGTTCTCCATCAGGGGCACGATGTTGTCCTCGTAGAGTGCCTTGCGCGCTTCCTTGTGGTTCGCGAACTGCTTTACCTCCGGATCGCCGATCATTTCGGGGGGCACGTTGAACACCAGCGCGATTTGCTTCGCCGTCAGGTTCTGCGACTTGAGGTAGTCCATGTCCACCGGGGAAAGGGAGAGCTGCTTCCATGTGCCGCCGCCCTCAAGCAGCATCGGCTCCCCTGCATTGGCCTCGCCGGTGTATTTCTTTTTCAGGTCGGCTTTCCACCGGCTGAACGCCTGGTCCGTCATCGTTCCGTCCACCTCGACCACGCCGCTCGGACGCGCGCCGTTTTGCAGCATGGCCGTATTCCAGGCGCTGGCCGCGTTCGACTGATCCACCGAACGTGCCGCCACGCGAATCGGAGAAAGGCCGAAGAAATCATTGAGCGGGTGGAACGTCCGCCAGTGCAGCACCTCGTCTGGTTCTAAGAAATCCTCGCTTCCGGGCCTCCCGTAAAGGTAGCCGCCGACGGGCTCGGCCCTCGTTCCCGGGACCACGCGAACAAGGTCAGGCCGAAGCGTCCATAGCTCGCTCTGCTTGGCGTTCTGGTTGGCCTTGATCTTGCGAATGTAGCTGTTGCCATCGAGCTGCCGGTAGCCGATCACGTTCTCGAAAAATGGCGCCTTGCTGTTCAGCGCGTTGGGCTTCTGAAGCAGGGTCAGCAGCGGATGGCTCTTGATCTCGGTGGGCTCGCCGTCACGGCCGACCCGAAAGAGCGTCCACGGAATTCGCGCACCGTTCACGGCCACCAGATCAATCGACCTGAACACGTACACATTCTGCTCGTAACCCTCCTTGGCCAACTGCTGGTAGTTGTCCGGCGTCCAGCGCGGCTGTCGGTCGCCCTCGCGCAGCACGACACCATACTTCAGGCCTTTCGGTCCGAACATCCGCCGCAGTGCGCTCATCATGCCCATTGCTTCACCTCAGCCGCAATCCAGCACTCTGCTGGGTTTTCAGATACGTCAGGCCAAGGGACGTGCAGTCCACCTGGTCGTCGTGCGCCCCATCAGGGAACACCTCCATTTCTCGCAGGTACTCCTCGATCCAATCGGCGCCCTCAGGAAGAAACACCTTTCCGGCCTCCAATAGCGGGGTCCAGATGTTGGTGCGCGCCACCTTGTCCGTGTTGACCTGAATGGCCGTCACCGGCAAAAGCGTTTCCTCGTCCAACGTCTGGGCCAGCGCCTCGCCGCTAGACTTGTCCTCCACCAGCACCGACTGGACATCGCGGACGATCACCACTCGCGGCTTGCCGTCCTCGTCTTCCTCCTCGCGCTGGATGCAGTGCGCAGCGTAAAACGTCTGTGCCCTTTGGCGCAGCTCGGGAAAGTGCATCCGCTTGCGCACGCGATCGATCGCGAAGTAGCCCTGGTCGCACACGCCCCAACACATGCCGACCGACCAGTCGTTTGTTTCTTTCTTCTTGGCCGCCGTGTCCCAGCACTGGACCACGCGATCGAAATTCGGCAGCTCCTTGTAGAACCGGAACTTGCCCACGTGGATCAGGCCGCCACCCTCCGGGCTCGGCCTCTGCTGGCACTGCGCAGCGTACGCTCGCGGGCCCATCTCCACCCGCATCTGTCGCACCGCTTCCTCGTCGAATCGCTTGGGGCAAAGAAGGTCGCCCTCCTCGCGCAGCACTTCGCGCCCGCTCTTGGGCATCCGAATCACCGTCCGCTTTTCCGACTCCATCGGGAGGACGAGCTTGGTGTACGCCGGGCCGTCGCCGTTCTGCTTCTCCAGCCAGCCCACCAGGTCGCCCTCGTGTACGCGCTGCATGATGATAACCCTGCGGCTCGTCGACCTATCGTTGAGGCGCGTACTCATCGTCTCGCGATACCAGCGGATCACGGACGCCCTGTGCGCCTCGCTGTCTGCCTGCTGGACGTTGTGCGGGTCGTCGATCACGATGTAGTCACCGCCCTCACCAGTGGCCCCACCGCGGACACCCACGGCGAACCGCTGCCCGGCCTGGTCGTTCCAGAACCGCGTTTCAAGCTCCTTGGTGAGCTGGAATAAATGCCCCCACCCCCGCCGGTACCAGTCGGACTTGATCAAATCTCGGGCCCGTACGTTGTCTCGGGTCGCGTAGTCGTCAGAGTGGCTTCCGAAGATCCAGCGCGAGGTGGGGTCATGTATCCAACACCAAGGCTGCCAGCTCACGGCAACCCGGCTCGATTTTCCAGTGCGCGGCGGCACGCCGATGATCAGGTTCTGAATCTCGCCGTCAGTCACCGCCTGAAGGTGCTCGCAGATGCAGTCATCGTGCCACGACTCGATAAGGGGCCTCCCCTTCTCGAAGCACTCGGCCCAAGAGCGGCGGTGGAATTCGCCGAGACTGCGGCGGCACTTCTCGTACACCACGTCGTTCCGTGTGATCACGGGAGGAGCCGCGAGTAGCACCATCAGGCCGACTCCTTGAACACGTGCACGCGGATGTCCGCGCTCCCGTCGTGGTCGATCGCTGCACACTCCTGCGTCCGAGGCCCAAAGTCAGAGACACCGAGCGTCATGTCCACAGACACGGCCAAGCCGTCAATCCGCGCCACTTCCACCGCATCTTCAATGGCTATGGCGAGTTTCTTCATGGCCTGTACCTGCCTTGTGGTCACGTCAGGGCTTCTCCGAATACTGCGACTTGAACTCCGTGTCGCTCATCACCTGCGTGGAGCCACCCTCGGTCACTATCCAGTCACCGTCGGCGAGCCGGATGATCATGGGCTCCTCTACGGTTCCTACGTTCACGTTGTAGCTCACGATTGAATCCACGTCCGTCGCGGCATCAAACTGGCGCGCCTTGACCTGTCGCTTGAGCTTGGCCTCGTAGTCTTTGTTCGATGCGGATACCAGCTCGGGCATGTCAGCTCCCCTTGATCGGCTTGGGGGCGTGCGCCCCGTCGTTCGTGATGTCGTCGCCCGGGCACACGATGTGCCCGAAGCACTTGTCCCAGACGTTCTTGGCATTCGGCGTGCGCGCTATCCACCCGTGCTTGCCGATCGGATGCCCGCATTCGCAGGGGCTGATGTTGGCCGCTGGATCGTAGTCCGTGAAGGCCACGACCTTGGCCGATGGCACGTCGCCCACCTTGTTCCACGCTCCGATGGAGGCCAGCAGTCCGGGCATCAGTCCACGTTCGGGAATAGCAGAAGGAACATGTTACCGGCGATGATGGAGTTCGATGCACCACCGGAAGCCCGCAGCTTCACCTGGGAGCTGGCCGGCAGCTTGATTCCGCCAGGCAGCGGCATTTCAGGATTGCCGTGGCCAACGATCGCCAGCGCGGACTGAATCGACCGCCAGTTGCTCCCGGATTCCTTGACGTAGATGTAGCCGAGAGACGCCTCATTGCCGAGCACAGCCGCTCCGCTCGTGCCGAACTTCGCGTAGACCAAGAGGCCGGTCTTGTCCGCAGGGATCGCGTAAAAGCAGTTCGTGGTCCGGTTGAGCCCCGGGCCCGCCGAGCTGCGCGCATTGGCCATGCTGTCCGGCACGCCGTTCGTGATCGCCGAGCCGGTCTTGTAGAGCCAGACGGTGCCATCCGGGTCGGCCGAGTCGTCAAACGTCATCCGGTTTATCGCGGTCCACGTCAGTGTCGGAATCGGCTCCTCTGTCTCGGCGTCGGTCGCGTCCAGCGCCTGAGTCACGGTCTGGTAGTAGCCGTCGGCGTCCAGACCGGTCACAGTGACGTTCTTGCCCTTGTCCGTGTCCTCGCTGGAGGAAATCGACAGCAGTTCGGCGGCCCCGCTGTTGGGCGTGTAGTCGCCGCCGCCGTTCCAGATGTCCTCGAACGTAGCCGCGACGGCCAAGTTGACCCCGGTGCAGTAGGCGTAGTCGATGTCCTCGGTGCCGTAAAGCACGGCATTCCGCGCGTACTCGCCCAGGTTCTCCATGCGGTCCAGTACCGCGTTCGCGTTGCTCGGGCTTACCATGCTCAGTCCTCCAGCTTCTCAAAGCGCGCCGCGAACGTCGCAGCGTCGTATCGGCCGACCTTGCCGGTCTTTGGGTCTTGCACCACGAAGTCGCCGTCCCTGACCACATGGATAGCGGGCAGCTTGCCCATCTTGACCGCGGGCCCCGTGTGCTGGAACGCCTCGACCTGCTCGCCGGTCTTGGTGTCCAGGTAGTGCGGGACCAAGATTCGGGCCCTTTCCTCTGCCGCAGTCTCGACCTTAGTCTCGGCCGGGGCCGCCGGCTTTGACTCGGCCGGCTTCCGCTTGCGCGGGGCCTTCTTGGCCGCGGCCTTTTTCTTTGTGGCCGCCTTCTTGGTCGCCTTCTTTTTCGTCGCCATGTCCGTCCTCCTCCCGTCCTTTGTCAGATTCCCGCTCGCGTCCCGATGCAGAACCCCACCACCACGCCGAGTATGAACCCGGCCAGTAGGATCGCCAGCACCTCAACAAACGGCATCAGTCGTAGTCCTCGTCCTGGTCGGCCGTCTGGTTCGGCGCGTTCTCCGGCGTGGCCTTGTCCACGATGCCCGCCAATTTCTCCAGCTCCTCGTCCGTCAGCTTGCTCAGGTCGAGGGGGGTCGTCTCGGCCGGCGCCGTCTCGACGCGCTGAAGGGCCTTGCCGTCGATGCGGTCGATCAGCTCCTTGATCGGCGTGACGTCCTTGCCCGAGAGCGCCATCTGCAACAGCCTGTCGCTGATGCCCTCGGCGAACGTCCGGTCGCCCGGGTCGCCGGGTATCTTCTTTCTGAGCTTCTTGCGAACGAGGGCGACGATGGATACGGTGCCCTTGGGCCTACCAGATGGGTTGCCTGACTGGCCTTTTTTGAACTGATAGGGCTTGATATCTTCGAGTGCCAGCGCGGTTTTCCTGTTGCGACCTGTTGGCCTGGTGCCTGCTTCGGGCCTCTATGTTGGAATATGCCACACTCTGGCGCGTACTGTCAAGCCAAAATGACAATTTGTCAGAATGACGGACTATGGCGTGAGAGCGCGTAGGATGCCCGAGAAAGGCACGCGGCCGCAGGGGGTGTCATGGGTGCCCCCTACGGCCTTGGTGCGATTGTGGTGGCGTTTCGTTGGCGAGAGACGGTATTCTGAACTGTAGGTCACTCGGGTGACGACTTTCATTCGGAGTCCCCCAACACGCGCTTGGCGTGATCACGGATTCTGGTGGCTGCGGCTTCGGGCGTGAAGCACTCGCCGTAGCTCTCGATCATGTCGGCGCACTCCACATACGCCTCGCGCACACGGCTATCCGCCCTTTTCAGCTTGTTCCACGCGGCACGCGCAGGTTTTGCACGACCGTATTTCGCCGTCTGGATGATGCAGGCCGGACAGGCTACGAACCAGCCCTCGTGCTCTTTCACGAGCGCATAGTGCCCACAGACAGGGCACGGCTTGAGGGGGTCGGCCTCGGGCTGCTCAGGGTCGTTCCACAAGTCCACGGCGCCAGTAGCCGTGCAGAACGGCGCTCCCTCGGCACCGCACTTCAAACACTCGACGTGCCACTTGTCATCCTCTTTCGGCGACCGCGCCACTACCAGCATCACGTTCCCGCTCTTGCAGGACTTGCAGTGCTTGGGCACATCCTCGACAACGGGCGGTTTCGGTTCCATCAGTCATCCTCCTCCATCGGCCGGCCAGGTCGCCACTTGAGCGCGCAGGCCACGAACGCGAGCATCATCACGCCCACGAATATCAGCTCCCAGCAGTGGTCGAACACCACTTCACCCATCGCCCTGCCCCATGCTCGACACGCGCACGATCTCCTCGCGAGTGACCTGCACCTTGCGCGTCGTCAGGCCGTCGCGCACCTTGACGGCAGACACGGCCGTGGCCCCCTCGTCCTCACTGAGCATCTTGCTGTTTTTCCGAATCCACGCCTCGGCCTTGGCCGCGTTCTCGAACCCGCCCTTGTAGACCGTGATGCCGACGATCTCGCCGTCGTCGCCGCGATTGACTTCCCCGGCCGCCCACTCGTAACGCACCTTCTCCGACATGATCTCCCCCTACTCCTCCAAGGGCCTTATGGTGACGTGGACGCCCGGCCCGGAGTCTTGAGGCGCCCAGAACTTCCACAACGGACAAACCACCACCTGGCAGTCGTCCACGTACACTATCCCCGAGAGCGCGTCAAGGACGCACCTCGCCAGCTTGTCGATGTCGTAGTGCTTTTTCATGGGGTAGTCGGGTGCAGAATCCTTGACCACCCCTGCGTTGCGCCCGGTCCCGAAGTGACCTTTCGGACGGCTGAAGTAGAACGTCAGCGCCAAGTCTATCGCCCCTCGGCATGGCGGACCGCTCCAATTGTCCGCGGCTGTCTGTCCGACCATGATCTGCCACGGCTTCGTTTTCGGGTTGTCGTTCGTGATGTTCACGCCCGACTTGGTGCGGAAGGTTTTCATCGACCCTTTGGCGCGCGGATCGCCGGGCACGAAAAAGCACACCTCTCGGTCACTTGCCATATACCACCTCCCAGACTTCGATTTTCACTGTCTTGACCCCCCACTCCAAAGCCCTCTGACGGGCGTTCCATCCGGTCATCAGTACGTCCCAGCGCGAGCCAAGGCACCGGTCGCGCGGCACCGACAAGTAGCGGTGCAGCTTGCTGCGGCTGATGCCGTTGTAGCCCGGCACGTGGAAGAAATACCGATGCCCCCAGTACCGACCGTTCCAGGCCCGCGCCTCGTGGTACGCCTTGAACCGCGTGGGCACCGCGATCGTGTAGTGGTCGCGCGCAGGGCGGCACTCGGACCTCGGGTACGGCTTGGCCTGATCGTAGCGCCTGCCGCCGGGAAGAAAATTCACGCTCGCGTACCACCGGCCGTATCCCGGGTCGTCATGGACCGTGTATGCGCTCACGGTAGCCGTGATCGTGCGCACTCGCCGCAGGCCGATCCTTGGGGCACCAGCTTCCGCCGTGGACGTGTGGGGCCGCTCGGGCGCTTGAGGCGCCACCTGGCGCCAAGCGGCTGATGTGGCGACGTCGTACGCGCGCTGACTTGGCGCGATCATCTTACATGCAGCACACGATGCGCACGTCAGGGCGAGCGACCAGACCGCGAGTCTCACTTGTTCTCCTCAAGCCACGCGGCGAGGGCGTCGGCTAATGACCGATGTATGATGACGAATCGCATATCTTGATCTGGTATTTCTACGTCCACGCGACTGCCCATTGCCTCCACCGCCAGCGCCTTCAACTCCTCGTGCTTGTCGATCTGCTGCTTGTACAGATCCAGCAGGTCAAACGCCGCATCCGTTTCGGAGAGCAAGACGCTCTCTTGCTCCTTGAGTGTTTCAATGTGGTCCTTCATGGCTCCATTCTCGGCCGTTAGCTCAACTAGATCTGCCTTGAGGGCATCGTTCCTCTCGCACATGATGTCATAGTCCTTGCGTAGCTCCTCGTTGGCGCGGATCACGTGCGCGGCGTAGCGATGCATGTCAATCACGCTGTCGTCGGCACCGTATAGTTCGTAGGTTGCCACTTCTTTGTCGTACTGCTCCGCCGTAAACTCCGGGCCGTC